ACGCATAGAGGGAAAGCGGCCCACGCGCATGGTGCAGGCGTCCACAATCGATTTAGGGATCTCCCGTGCTTCATTGATCCATACTCCTGTAAGTTCCAATGACAGCAGCTTCTTAACATCCTCCTGCTTGTCCAAAGCCAAGAAGATGACTTCAAGCTCAACGGTAGTCTTATCCCCCAAAGAGAAATTGACAAGATGTGTATACGGAGGCGACCACACAAACTTGCCAATCTCGTCTGAGAACCAGTCACGCCATGTCTTGATCGTGGTGGTTTTTAGCTGGGGATTGGTATTCCTGATAACGGCCCATCTTGAGCGCCTTATCCCACCTTCATTTGGCTTCTGATTTACTGCACGACGCATGATCTCCATGCAGCAAGTAACAGACTTGCCAGATCCCACAGGACCCCTGATCCCCCGAACAAAAGCCTCATCCTTCATAAAGGCTTTTGCTATGGGGCCAGGTGGTTTGTAATCAAGCTGCATTACAAACCATATTTACGTCGGATAACTCCACCTGAACCGGATTGAAGAAATGCTCTTCGTGCAGCATCTTCAGATCCAAGGCCAGTCGGAGGTTGTGTAGCTCCAGTTATAGACTTTACTGGAGTAGATGGGGCAGTAGCTGATGCTGTTGCTCTTTCGCTATCACGACCAGAACCTCCAGTTCCCCCCATTCCATATCTAGATTCGTATGCGCCAGTATTGGGATTCAGCCTGACATTACCGGAACCGGGGTCAAACCCCTGACGACCAGAGAATCTACCGCCTCTTACAACACCAACGGTCAGTACCTCACCGGCTCTAGCGCCTGTACGGCTAAAGGTTGTCTGAACAGGAGTGCCGCCAGCTTTTAGTTCCCTGATCTGATTATCAAGGTTCATGCGTGTAATGGGGTTGCGAGTATCGTCTCTTCGCGCAGTAAGCTCTTCGATGGCAGATGCTCTCGTACCCATTGCGGCTTTTGATCTTGTCATGCCGCCATAGCCACCGGGCATCCTGTCAGCAGCAGCCATTTGCTGTCTGTCTGTTCGATTTGTTGTTGAGGCCTTCATCGGCTGTTTTGCAGCAGCCCTTCTTGCGGCTTCAGCAGCTTCACGCTCTTTCTTCAAACGAGCTGATCTTGCTCTTTCATTACCGCCGCCTTCAGATTCAGTTTTCTCACCCATAATCGCCTCCTTGGGTTAAAATATTTTTTGGGGGTTGCTCTAGATTGATCCGTTGTGCGTGTGAAATACCGTCTATGTGGTCCGTCGCAGTTTTCTAAGGCGGTTTACACAGAGACCTACATTAGCGTTGGGACCCCTAGTCAACATTGAAGTTAATCTGCACCGCAGTGCTAGGTGTTCTCACCGCGTCCTGTCTGAATCCAGCACGATCCATCAGATCCCTTGCAGCTTCCAGCCTGACGTATTGTGACTTACTTGTCAGCAGTTCTCTCATTGTCGCCATCGCTTGTGTGGCGTCCCATCCCAAAGTCAGCATAGCCAACTGTTGTCTGTATTCGATAACATGCTGTTTTCGTAGCGTATTGTACGCCCAAGCCTTGTTCCTACCCAACCTCTCTGCTGCTTCTGTTGGGTTGCAACCATCATGCAAGATTACATGCACCAACTCTGCTTGTGCATCAGTAACTTGCGGCTGTGCCGTCCGCACTTCGGGAGCATGCTTCTCGATGTCTTCCATCGGAACCACACCACCTTTGTATCGCTCTTGTTGGCTTTCGTCTGCCTTGGTCATGTTCGTGTCCTGTTGCGCTACGAGCGAGTATACACAGTCCTCTCAAAACCCTGTCAAGTCACTTGTTGTAAGCCATTGTTATTGTTCCTCCACAGGTTGAGCTAAAGCTCATCTGCGGAGCCTGACCTACATCACGTTCTTACTGTGTCGTTTCTTTTCCTTCTCGTATCAACAGCATGATGCGTAGTAATCGGACACCAACATAATCTCAGGTGAAAGGTCGGCTCGCACCGCCCTTCCGCTGAGATTCTGGGTTCCGCTAACACACTTACATGCGAGTCATCACTTCCCTGAATTGAAACACACACACAACGATTTGTTAGCCTATCATTAGATGATGACACCATTCCGTCTCGATCAGTAAAGTTGCACCTGAACATTGTGCTTCACCGCACAACTTTTTGGACCCTCGTAGATAGCACATATTATTGGCGAGCTATTCGCTCGCATCTGGTCGAACTATCGACGTATCCAAAAACTTCTGCTCCGTCACGCACGTCGGCCCTTGGGGGCCAACGCACTGCACCGCGGCTGCCAGCAACTTGACTGCTGCGAGCCGGGGGCGTCAGTGGGTGTCAAGGCTACCAATCGTTGTGAGTGTGTAGCGAACTGGTCCAACGTAAAGGAGAAGACCAATGCAACCATACAAGTTCCGTCCGGTCGATGAGTCCGAGGTCATTGCTGATACCGTCATCGCACATCATTCGTTCACAGATCTGCCTGATGTCTGGGCAGCAGACGAGGTTCGTCTTGCACTGGAGTCAGGCGATCTGCAACGTGCTGCTGATCTGGCAGAGCAGATGAGCGACTCTGATATCAACATCTTTGACTGACACAAAGCCAACATGGGGTGGGTAGGATTGCCCACCCCGCTAACGTAGAGGTGAATCACATGGAAGACATACTGTTCAAAGAGCTTGTTCCTAGCTTGTACAAAGCGAGTCCTAGCCAGCTGTGCAATATCAACAACGAGCTTCTCTTCAAGCTCAATGACATCCCATACGGATATCCTGTTCGTGACGAGATACGAGACCATGTCTCCAACATCTCAACTGCAATCATGATCATCCACCGTCTCGGCTGTCCTATGGACTCAGAGACACCGTGGATGCAGCAGCATTGGAATCACGATCTGCTGACGAGAAACGACATCACTCACCTAGAAGAAGCCAATCGGAGTCTTTACTGGTGTAGTACTCACAGGTGTATTGAACTGCCCTGTACCTTTGACTGAGAGGAGAATCACATGACTGACATGACAATGGACGACCTGACCCCTGAGAATCTTGACCGCATCGCCAAGGCACTGCAGAAGGATCTGCTGCCCGACGACGACTACCATGCACGGTGGTGTCGTGAGCTTGCCAGCCGTCTCAAGGCTGTCATCGACATGTTCGACGACGGCAACGACGTCATCATACAGGCCAAGCTGGGCGACCAGCTGCCCCGCATGTTCGAGAAGATGCTCGACAACGTCGCTAACCGTGCCGTTCAGGTCAAGCGTGAGCGTGCCAAGGCTATCCGCAACGATGTCGGCATCGAGATCACGCAGAACACCATCGAGCAGTACGACGAGCAGCTTGAGCGACTTCGTGTCCAGTGGTGGACAATCAACGAGGCCTTCAAGGTAGCTCGTGGCCCTGTCAGGCAGCACGCCATCGACGTCAGTGGCATCAGTTTCGGCGCTTATACTCGGCTCAAGGATCTGCCCAAGGTTCAGCGTATGCGTGCCAGGAAGGGTCAGCTCACTATGGAGACGTACCAAGCCAACAAGGATGACTTCTGGACATTTGCCCGGGAGACAGGGCTGGTCGAGGCACCTATCGATCAGGATCATGGTGCAGACAGCATGCACCTTGAGTAACACCGGGAGGGAGATCTGGCATCGCGTCAGGTCTCCCATCACCTTGTCACCCTCAAAGCCCACTTCTTCGCCTCAGAGGAGAATCACATGTTGTTCTTTGTTATTGCCGGTGTGTTTGCCGGTCTCGCTATTCTGTTTCTTCTAGCCAAGTTCGATTTCAAAAAAGTTCTTTGGCTTGACGTTCCTATCGACATCATCTCAACATTGCTGCTTGTCGTCATGTTTGCTGGCACTTTTGCTGGCATGATGGCAGCAGTGATAGGGGGGTGCTTAATTTCTCTGACATTACTTTTGTCAAAGAAAGCAGTGGGTTACAAGAAGCCTGTCCGTTCTGGACTCCGTTTCCGGTGGCAAGAAGTTAAGCCAAGATAATTTTGGATGGGAGTCAGCAGTCCCTCGCCTGCTGGGAGTCCTGGGCATGACTCGTGTAAACTGCCTCATTTCAATCATGTCCAACGTAAGGAGAATCAGACATGAATTTCGCTCAGATCACTGTATCCGGTAACATTGGTGCAGACCCAGAGATCCGTGACGTGAACGGCACAAAGGTTGCCAACTTCTCTGTCGCGGTCAACGAAAACTACACCAACAAGTCCGGTGAGAAGGTCGAAAAGACCCACTGGTATCGCTGCGAAGCGTGGGATGGTGGCAATGGCAAAGGCCTCGTCACCAACGTCATCGAGCCGTACCTCAAGAAGGGCAGCACCGTGTTCGTTCAGGGTCAGCCCATCATCGAGGAGTACGAGAAGGACGGCCAGACTCAGCGTTCCTTCAAGGTCAAGCTGGCTGGTGCTGGCTCGACGTTCCGCCTCGGTTCCCGTGGGAGCCAGTCAGAGGGTGGTAACGCCCCGGCTGGCGGAAAGGTGGACGACACCGACATCCCATTCTAATCTGAAATGGAGAGGGGCGGATTTCCTCCCCGCCTCTCTCACCTATGCCAACCCTAAGTTGTAATGGGATGGCGGGGGTAGTTCTACGGGGCTACCCCCACTTTGATTTGTAAATGCGGAGTGATTGCTATGTCGAGGGGTGGATGCCGACCGCATCGGTGGGAAAGCTACTCAGCGAGACGTAAGGTTGGTTTGAAGCAGGGGCTGCAGCTACCCTGTGGATAGGTAGGCATGGTAATCCGCCTCAGAGGAGAAGCCAATGAAGCCATTCACAAGTGATATGACCCCCAACGTGGCGGTTATGATTGCCAAGGGCATAGAGACGCCTCGATCCGATCAGGAGTTTGTTGACGCTTGGCAGTACATCCACGACACCGGCCTGTACCAACGCCTCAAAGAGCCTTGGGTAGAGGACAGGATCTCAGACATGATCCGAGAAGGGATACTGGAACCATGAATGATGTTTACATCTGCCGTGACTGTGAGACATGGCACTTATCTTATGAAGATCTCAAACACTACGATAATCA